TTATTCTATTATTTTTTCAACATAAGTTGATGTCTCTCCTTCAGTAAATCCTTTTTCAATTAATAATGGTAATGAACCTGGTTTACACCAAGCATATACTGTATACCCACTGTAACGAGTTTTAACATATTCCCATCTAGTGTCCCATAACTTTCTAAAAATACCTTTTAGTCTATGTTCTTCATGTACCCAAGCGTCTAAGAATTTTATTTTATTACTTTCTTCTCGTTCCATATATATGTGTCCTACAATCTCACCATTTAACATAGCAATCCATGTTTCAAGTTGTTGAGCATTACTCTTAAGGTGGATAACTTTAATATCTTCAATCATTTTTACATTGTTTATATAAAATAATAGTAATCATTTATAACTTAAACAATGTATTATTCGTAATAATAATAATAAAAAATGTTTTTTAATTTAATTGGTATTTATTAATATATGTCAGAGGAGCACAAAATATCACCATTTTTTAAAAGAAGACTTGACCATCATAAGTTTGAAAAAATGATGAGGTCAGGAATATCTTATATGTATTTTGAATCAAAAAACCTTGAGCAATTTAAATATAAGTTAGTTAAGGCGACCTTAGAAAATTATATACATTACAAATATAATCTTGATATGGAAAATTTACCTAAGGATGACGTGGATAATTTTATTAATTATATGATTGAGACTTACGATGCATTACTTAAAATGTATTATTATAATGAAAGAAAAATAAGAGGTGGTATAAATGAAAATTATAATCCAGCAGGAAAAGAAATTACACCAAACAAAATTGTTATACATAAATCAAGTCCTGTATGGAGAGAAAGTATATTAAAGATAGGGTTACAAGCAAGTGCTGGTGATTGTTATAAAACTTATGTTGGTTATGGTGAAAAGTGTATACCAGCGATATTTGCAACTAACTCAACAAATAAAAGAGCGTGGTTTGACTCAACATATAATGATGATGTATGGGGAATTAATACGGAAATGATACCTGATGTTAAGTGGTACAAAGATAAACACTTTGAATCAAGTAAAAAACATATTGTAACGTTTGAAAACATTCCACCAAAGGCAATAAAATTAATACATGAAGGTAATGGAAGAAGTTTATGGAGAGAATCTATTAATAACTCTGAAGACAAAAAACTTAAATTGTTGACAAAAATTATGGACAATATTATTTTTCCTGAATATAAAAATATTATTTGTGGTTATGATGTAAAAAATGATGAGGTTTTTAATGAACCCGTAGTTAATGTTACTTTTATTGGTGGGTATGGAACAAAACTTTGGCCTACCACACAAGGAATTCAAAAAATGTATAGTGATGTTTTAGATGAAATTTGGAATACTATTTACAATTACATTAATATTCCAGTCGGCGTTACTATGGAAACAACACCCAAATGTGATGAACAAGAAAACATTTATCTTAGAGAATCAGTTGACAAATCTGAAGACAAAAAACTTAAGTTGGTTACAAAAATGATTCATGAGTTTTTTGATGAGGTTAGTTTTATTAAAATTAAAAAATATGAAAATAAACCATTGATAAGAGTTTATTTTGATAACGATGAATATGCTGGTAATGAAGAGACTTATTTTGCAGAACAAATACAAGATAAAATTTATAAATATACAGGTATTAAACTTATCCCGTATTGGCACATGATTCAGTATAACACTGATGCAGATTTTCGTTTGGACGCCATTAAACTAAAATACGATAACTTGGGAAATGTTATAAACGAATCAGAAGAAAAACAACCTAAGTATCTTAACGCAATAAAAAATCTTATTGAACCATTCAAAAAAGAAGATTGTGTTTGCAATATTAAAGTATCATTTGATGACGATATGTATGACATTTATTTGGAATTTGGAACTGAAGAATTAAATGATAAATTTTATTCTTCAGTTGGAAAAAATCATTATGTGAAAAATTTAAGAAATAACGTTAAAAACACTATTATAAATTATCTATCAATAGATAATTTATATGTTGGGTCTTACGGAACACCAAGATGCGGTTGGACAAAAAATTAAAAGAACGTTTTACAACATCAATTAAAACTCTAAGACATATTTATAATAATATACTCATAAAATGACAAACAAATTAGGTGAACCCGATAGTAAAATAATCATTAAATTGTTTAAATTATTAAATGAGGAGAAAAAAAAGAATAAAACAAGAGAATCCCTTTTAAATGCAATAAGAAATTTTTCAACATATTTGAGTATTCCTAAAGACCACGAACGATATCTTTTGGAGTTATATGTTTTAAACTTTAAAGAAGACGGAGACTACTCAAATTTAACAAAGGATAATTTTATTGACCCTAGATATCAAAAAGGTAAAGTTATTTCTAATTCAAATGCCCGTTTATATACCATAGCACAATTACCATTTAAGGGTTCAAATTTAACCGCATATTGGACCAAAGACCCAAAAGGTGTTCCATACTATAAAGTATCATCATACGAATGGTACCCTATATACATATACAAAAATGATAAGTGGTATCAGACAACAAATTCTTATTCTAGTTCTACAGGTAGACAAATTAGCAATTCTAATCCCGTTGACTGGAGTAATGATTTAAAAACTGTTTATACATTGACCTCGGATGAAATGAAGATGTTAGAAAGAGGAAATAGTCATGAAGAGATTATGAAGTATAAACGGTCTAAATTAAAAAGTATTGAGCCTGATTTGACAAAAAGACAAAAAACAGCAAAGATTGGTAATTCGTATCACGACAGAAATCTAACACCCACAAATATAAAATTTAAGGTTAATTCAATAGATACAGACGGTGATAAATCTACTGTAAATGTCGATGTATACGACGTAGTTAAAAGACAATCTGGTAAACAACAAGATACTCCAGAAAACTATTTAAATAATGAGATACCTAACCTTACGACAACTAATGTGGAAGACGCAATTAAAATTAAATTGAGGAGAGAATTAGTGGATTATATTGGTACAAGATTTAAAGATAATCTTGAAAATCCTGTAGGTGCAAAAATAGAGTTTAAATTTAACCATTTAAAAAAATAAGTTATTGATTGAACAAATACGCAAAATTGTTTTTGTATATTTGTGTTATGAAAAAACTACTAGCATCTTTATTTTTACAAATGGTTTTTAAAAATGTTAACACTACTAAAAAACTTATGGACATTATATTTGACGAAACAAAATCACCTAAAGTAGTTAAAACTAAAATTGTTAAAACTCCTGTAAATTTTAAAAAAGAATTTGTAATAAATCAAACTGAACCTGTTAGTAGTAAAAAACAAGAATTAATGGACGCAATACAATTTCTTAAAAATAAAACTATCAAAACAAAAGTTGATAAAGATAAAATTCAAATGTTAGAGGTAATTCTTAAATCAGTGTAGAGGAATTGAACTTTAATGTAATGTTTTAGTTTTATTTTATATTTATTATAAAATTGTTTATGAAAAGAATTATAAGGTTAACTGAACAAGACTTAACTGGTTTACTTAAAGGGATTGTTGACTTAGCTTTAGGTGGTACTGCTAATAATAAAAAAGAACCAACTTCTAAAGATGAAAAAGAACCAACATCTAAAGATGAAAAAAAAACAACTTCTACTGATGATAAAAAATCGGATACACCTAACTATAATGGGGATACAGGTAAAGTTTTTTTAAAAGGTAATTTTGACTCAACACAAAAAGCTAATATTGAGTTAATGATTAAATACATGAATAAATCAGGAATCAAAGACCCATTGACTCAAATTGGCGTTTTATCTGTAATATCTAAAGAATCAAATTTTAAACCAAAATCTGAAGTATCTTATGCCAATACATCAAATTCAAGAATTAGAAAAATTTTTGGGTCTAGAGTTTCAAAATATTCAGATAGTGAAATGGACTCTCTTAAAAAAAACCCTGAAAGATTCTTCAACGTAGTGTACGCAAAGACAGTTGGAAACCAAGGTGGTGGTGATGGATGGAAATACCGAGGTAGAGGATTTAACCAACTAACAGGTAAAAAAAATTACGAAAAATATGGTAATATGATTGGTAGAAACTTAGTAGGAAATCCTGACTTAGCTAATGACCCAACAGTTGCTGCGGAAATTGCTGTCGCATTTTTTACTAAAGGTAAACCAGGTAATACATTTCCTAAATTTAAAAATAAAACTGAAGCAGCTACTCATTTTGCAGATATAAATTCTGGTGGAGGTGCTAGTCGTCATAGAGCAGATGCGATTGCCGCAGTTGACAAATTTGACATTAAAGATATTACTTAACTTATCATTTAATAAAAAATTAAAAACAACCAAAAAGTTTTTTATAATATAATAAAATTCATATCTTTGTGGTATGAAAGTTTTTGATATTATATGGGACTCAATGTGGGATTTCCTTTTTGGAAACCAAATTACCGTTCACACACCTTTAAGAAGAATTAATGATTTTGAACTTCAAAAAATTTTAAAATTAACAAAAAAATGGTGTATTAAAAACTTTGGTATTAGTCATAATAATCCAAAAGTTAAAATTTATATGACCAAACAAATTTATGGTCAAGTTTGTTACGGAGAATATAATCCCGATAGTAATATTATTTACATTTACAGTAATAATTGTGAAGATATAAAATGTTTGATTAAAACATTTATTCACGAATATGTTCACCACTTACAACCTATCAAAAATTCATATAAAAAACTTTTAGAAAGTCATGGTTATAAAAAACACCCAATGGAAATTGAGGCGAGAAACATGGAAAGTTATTACATTGATGTTTGGGAAGATATAAAAAATAAATTATGAGAAAGTTTTTATTATTTGGATTTTTAGTGTTTATATTAATTTGGATATTTAATATGGTGTTTAACGATAAAGATTAAACAAAAAACCTCCACCTAAAATGGGGGTTTTTTATTATTAAAGTATTTATTAATGTGAAAGAACTAATTAGGAATATATTAAAAGAAGAAACAGAAGAAAATGAACAAAAAGTTATGAATTTTCTTTTACGAAGATATCGTACTTCTGAAAGAGATTTTGGCGAAGAAGGACACCCAAGGATGTTTAAACAAATTACATTTGAAATTGATGAGGACTTCTACGTTATTAATAATTTTCAAAACAAAACAGAACAAGTCCATAAAATATTTAATATGTTAGTCGATAACGATGTTATTAAAAAACCAATAGAGTTTTATGGAACAACTCTTGACCCATATAGACAAAAAGTTATTAGAACAATAAGGAAATTTTTAAATGACAAAATATCATAATTTACTATGGATTATATTATTACACCTGAACAGTTAGACAAAATCACTAAACCTTTTTTTGATAAAGAATTTAAAGATGCTAAGTGGGGTGAACATGCCCAAGGGACAGATGATGTATGGTATGGGCTTATTAATCAGGACGATGTTCTGTTAGTTGGTCATCCCGAGTTTAATGTTGATAATTACTACACTAATGGTCACCACTTTGAAAACATGTGGCATTATTTTAGTGTTAACCCTCGACAGTTCAGTCAATCAATTGGTAGATACATTAAGAAAAAATATGGTTGTGAATTTGAACAGATATACTAAAAAAAAAATACCCAAATATAAAATAAAACAATGTATATGGGTACTTATAATGTACATTAAATACTAAACCATATAAATTAAAAAAAAAATGAGTATTAAAGAACAAAGATTACAAGAATTAACTAACATTGCTCCAACAGTATCAGTCAAAATGGATATGGAGTGGTTGAGTTCAACAACAAACACCGCAGACTTCCAAATTCGGTTAACAAACACTGGTACATCAGTAATTAAATTAAATGCTTTGATTATTCGTGGAGTTCATTCCCCAAAGATAACGACAGGAACTATAACATGGAAGGCGTTAAATGACAATACTATTCCAGAATGGTTAGGATGGCCTAAAAAAGGAACAACCAACTTACCATATATCTCAGGACAAAGGAAATTAAATTTCTCTTCAGCAACAAATATCTTCACCAATGAAACATCTCCTATCATACCAACGGGAACAGGAGTAGTAGTTGGAACTTTTAGAGTTTCAACAACAACAACATGGAACCCAAATAGTAACTTTGGTTTTGTATGGGAAATGACAACAGGTGGAGTTGTTGGTTATGTAAATTTTGAAACACAGTCTTCAACTACATCACTACCAGTTGGTTTTATGCATTACGGACCAACAACAAATACAAATATAGGTAAATGTTTAACAGTAACTGCCCCAAGTGTGCAACTATTAAACCCAAACAAGTAAACATACGAAGAATATTAATCGGCTCCAAAGTCAGAATTATAGGATACAACATCAATACCAATTTTGGTTTCAACCCAATCAGATATAATACTAAGGGCATTATCAGGATGAAGGGAAAACAAAGAACATACATCACCAGCCAAAATGGAACTAATAAAACAATCTCCATCCATATCACATGATATTAGGAATTGACGACTACCAACATCTGAAACGAAAGGGTGGATATAAAAATTATAAGCGACAGAAGTCTTTAATAATTTTAGACCTTTCATATCAAGATACTTGTATATGAACGACTCTAATTGTGATTCGGAGATAATGATTTTCATATTTAATTAGTCACGTATTTTATTTTAACATTATACATATCTTCAAACCAATTCTTAATGAATTCTTTAATTTGTTCCATGTCAAGGGGAAACCAAATGGAAAACTTATTCAAGAAATCGTTATCAATATACAATCTACCATCACTACTATCATATTCCATAACAATATCATCTATTGAATAAGGGTCAGGTATAGGATTATTATAGTCAATAACAATAAACCTATCAATTTCAATAACATTAAACTGATTAAGTAAATCATTAAGATATTCAGTCATAAACTTACGTAACTGAGGATGAGTAACAAGGTAATTCATATTAATAAATATAAGGTTTTAAATTATAAGGTAATATTGATTTTACAGAAGTTATTATGTATTATTATTAAAAAATATAAAACTTATGAAAAAACTAAAACTATTATTAAGTGCTCTACTACTATTGGGCACAACTAACACATTCTCACAAAACAACACAATTGAAGGCAAATGGAAAATGCTAAACTTCAACAATACGATGTTTATTTTTGAAAATGGTGAACGATTTACTTATTATTGTACAGCAGGAAATTGTGATTCTTTATACAACACCTTTGAGGCTGGAGATGGTAATCACATTCCAGGAACAGAAGAGTATACTGTGACTAACGATACAATTACTATGGATTACAATTTTGGAAATATCTTAGTTACTAGTATGGTATTTAGTTGTGAAGGAAACATTGTCACATTCGTTGACCAAAATAATTTGAATTATGTTCGTTTAGGAACTAATCTTAACGACTGTAATTCGGCATCACTTACTGAACAAACTCAAAATTCATTATTAATGGATAACAAATACTATGACTTATTAGGTAGAGAAATTAAAGACATAGCAACATACTCATTTAATTCTCTTTACATCAAGAACGGTAAAAAATATATTAAAACTCAACAATAACTATGAAAAACTTAAAATTATTATTACTTACGTTACTAAGCGTATTATCTTTTAACTTGTTCTCACAGACACAAGTATACACAACAAACACAACGGGACCAAACATTTGTGATGGTACTGCGGTATTGGACACAACCAATATTAATATGACATCAATCTATTGGCAAGGAATGGGGATGATTATTAATCAGGGAAGTTACATTGTAACAAACCTTTGTCCTGGCACATACGGTGTTACATTCATCAGCAACGGAACTTCGGTTACATTAACGTTTATTGTCATGGCAGGAAACTTTAATCCATGTTTAAACTTTGGTGGGTTTATAACACCAACAAACTCTATTGACTCCACAACTTGTGATGGTATTGTAACGGCAACAGTAACAGGAGGACAAGCACCATACACATATCTATGGAGTAATGGTAATATGTTTCAGACAATCGATAACTTATGTCCTGGCACATATTGTTGTTATGTTACGGACTCATACGGTTGCACAATAACATTATGTGATACAATAGGAGTTCAATCTTCAAACTACGGAGATACATTATATATAACAAATGCGGGGATGTGTAATCTTCCTATTGGCACATTAGTTTCAACAATAGAAGATTGTAAATTAAATTATAATTCTATTGGCGGTGCATTTATTTCAGATGTCACACCAATATCAGATACTCTTAATATTGTAATGGTTACTTGGATACTTGTAGATACTAATGGTTTTAATTTGTCTACACCTCAGTATCAAACATATACATATATTCCTACAGTAGGATGTTATAACTTACAATTAATTATATTTTGTTATCAAAAATCTATGAACTATAACACTATCGTTATAAATCAAAATTGGTACGTAGGGTTCGCAGGTATTAATGAACTATCAGGTAATGGTAAACAACTTATCAGTGTGGTAGATTTAATGGGTAAAGAAACAAATATACAACCAAACAAACATTTAATCTATACATACAGTGATGGTTCTAAAGATATAAGATACATTAAAGAATAATACATTCCATTCACTCACTACAAAGGGAGACTCCATTCGGGTCTCCTTTTTCGTTCATTCATGTATTGTATTATTTTAATATTATAATCGGAATATATCCGATTATCTATAAGGTTATTTACAGTAAACTTTACCTTCGTATTAATAACAAGAGTAATGATTACCTTTGTATAAAGGATATGTGGTAATTATTGGGGCATATCACAAACAGTAATGTAAAGATTTTATACCTGATTAGACTATCATGATAAGATACTGATATAGTTTAATTCTTCAAACTAAATAAACGGTATATTTATTAATATGAACCTACAAGAATCTATAAGAAGAGTATTAAGAGAGGAAACTCAGATACCTTTATCAATTAGAAGAAGGGTAAGCTATTCGGATATCGAAGAGGCGTTTCTAAATGCGTTAGATTCAATTGATTATTCTCGATTACACAATCAATTCTCGCCAATAAAGAATATATCGTTAAAGACATTTGCTAAACTTGTTATAGATGAACTGAGTATGTATTTAGAGCAAGACTATTTTAGTGACGAGAATAGGATTTATTTTGATGACGAAATATATCACGAAAAAATTAGAGTTCCACTTATGAAGTATTTTGGTAATAGAATTAAAAAAAGATATAATAGTGGTGAATCAGAAGAAGAAGAAGAATTAATATGAACCTACAGGAGAACATACAAAGGATTAAATCAATGATGAATCTGAACGAGTCAGATAAAAATAAGATTTGGTTATTAAGAAGACTGGAAACCCAAGATATAAAAGGTTACCTAGATGAACAAATTGATAGTTTAACCAATCAAATTAGTCCTTGTGGTTATAGTACATATGAAGATTATAAAGATGTAATTTTTGAAGTTACAAGAGCTAATTTTATCAATCATTTTAGTGATGAACTTTATGTTAAACATGAAATGTCAGAAATTGAAGAATTTATCTGGAACTTATTAACTAAAAAATATGGTAATTACCTTATAAATCAATTTGACGGTAGAATCTGTGATGATGAGTATTAATATGAACCTACAGGAACACATAAGAAAAGTGTTAAAGGAAGATAGAAAACTATCTAATTTTCTTAGAAGAAGATTGGAAAATTTGGATTATGAGGTTGAACGCTACAAAATATGGGGAGGTCATAATATATGTATATTTTTTAAAAGTGATATAGAATATTTTGAAACAATTATGGAGAATGCAATTGATTTCATGTATTATAATTATTTTTCTAATATAGATGATAATTCAGGAGAATGGGCTCATATATATCTTGATATGGTTAATTATATTAGAAAAAACTACCAATACAAAATAATGAAACATTACGACGATAATTGTGGTTCAGGTTTAATTCCTATAAAAGAATCAATAAGAAAAGTATTAAAGGAAGAACTTAATGAATCTACATATCTTCGTAGAAGAGCTGATATGAGTACAATAGATAAAAAATTCTTTACAAATTTAAATATTGTTACCGATAAATATTTAAGAAAACATAATAATGGACAATATTGTAGTTTTAATGTGTTTAGAACTACTGTTATATCATATCTTATTGATGATTATCGTGATAATTTATCTGATGAAGATTATGATAATTTTCCAGGTGAAGAGGTTTATAATTTTCTTTTAAATCATTTTTATGATAAGATTAAAGATAGATATGACACTTTTTTTGGTAATAATATTAATGAATCAGTTGACAAATCTGAAGACAAAAAACTTAAGTTAGTTAAGAGTATTATATATAACATGTTTGATAATGTTAGTTTAGAATACGACTCTAAAGCAAATGAGATTTTGATTTACCATGATAAAGAAGAAAAGTTAGAGATTTCAGAAATATGTGACACTATAAATGATTTTACCGGTTTAAACGTTGTTCCTTGGTTTGAGTATGATAAAAATAGAATTGGAAAGGAACCTGATTTTTATTTAGATATTGAAGAATATGGGGAATGAATCATTAACACGGATTTGAAAAAAGATTAAAACACACTTGTTATTGATTAAAATTGGGATTATAATTATATAAAAATATATATGTCATATCTTAATACACCAATTCCCGTAGTTGAAGCTTACATTAGAGGGAATTTTTTAAGAAACCAAGAAGATTCTCACGATAAAAAATTCCCTTGTTACATTTTTGGAATGTCTTCGATTCCAGCACAAGCACCTTTATTTCATTTCATTATGGAGGATGGTGCATTATGGTGGAGAATGCCAATACAGGCATTTTGTTGGAAAGAAGACGCACCTGAACAAGAACTTGATGAATTAGTATTATGGGATTCATTTTCATATCATGTTGGGGTAACGGCATTTCCAATGTTAAAAAACAAGACATGCAAATTCATATCAAGACGTAGAGTAGAATATACGGGCAAATATTTATTTACCTTAGATTGGGGTTCATCTTCAGACATGGGAGATACTGATTTCGGATTGAGTGAATTCCCATCCCAACACAAATGTGGGCATTTCATTGCCATGGACAACGGAAACTTTGCAATACAACCAAATAATAGGTTTGTGCTTCATGACCCATCGTTCACGGTAAAAGATGAATTAGTTATACATAGAAAATACAATACCACGTTATGGACTGCCGAAAGAAATGGAAGATGGGTTACACCTGATACTGACATTATGAATTATGACCATACCGATTTAGAAAAAGGTGAGAGCAATAAAGAACGGTCAGATGAATATAATAAACTTGATTCTGAACGTTTAAAAAATGAAGGTTCAGTTTAACCACCAAAACGGATTCCTTTTAGACGGCAGAGTATTTTGTGAAGTCTACGGTACATCAGAAAACGAATCAGATGATGAGCTATTAAATTTAGGATGGTTAAAGTCATTTACGGAAAAAAACACTTGGTATCAATCAAGAAGTTATAGAATAGAATTATCTAATTTTGTAATATCAAAAAAACGAAGACACATTATTAAAAAGTTAAGCTGTGAAGTAAGTGATTATATTCAAAGCAAAGAAATAGATGACTTTTTTCAGGAATACTACAATGATAATAATTTTGATATCATGGATGAATATAATAACTGTTCAAAGTTTTTTAAGTTAAAAATAGTATACTTAAGATTAGATGGCAAATTGGTTGCAGTTGGAAGATACGTGGAAAATGAAATGTCTAATGTTTTTTTAAATTTCGCTTATAGTAAAGATAATTTAAAGTTATCTCTTGGCACCAATTTATTTTATATACTCGCAGATATAACCAAGAAACAAAATAAAGATTATTTATATATATATGAATCATACGATGATAACTTTTCATATAAACAAAAATTACCTAACTTAAATTTGTGGAATGGGGATAAATGGGTTAAAGGATAATATACCAATTACAACAATAGAAATTCAGATTAAAGAAAAAAATGAAATCTTAAAAGGTCTTGAAAAAACGTACGAAACACTTTTAGAATTTAAGAAATCAAAAAATAGTGAGTTAGTGGTTTTACTTAATAATAAGATTGTAAAAATAAAACCCACAACCTTATGATGTAAAATATATCAGGTCCTTAGCGTTAGTATTAAATACATTATTAATGATGGATAACAAAGGTTCCTTCCAAACATTAATATCATTAAAGAAATCATTAAGTCTTTCGGACATATCTTCAGATAATATAATGACATCAAAATTTTCATCCTCTACATCAGGTCTATTATAACAAGGCTCAGGTAAGTCACCTTTAATATTTGCGGGGTAATCACCATCATCATCATAGTTATTACCATCAACCAATTTGAATAAATAATCATCATAATTATTTTTTGGAAGAACAAACCCAATAGCATATGGGTCACAACAAACTCCCATTCCACAATTATATTGAGCCCAATCATAATAGATATCATCAAACCCTTCAAAAGACATATTAAGATATGTGTGAAGAACTTTAATAAATTTAGATTCTGTAATAGTTACATTCATATGATATAAATATATGTATATAATGTATTTATGATTATGAACTACGATTATCAACATGGGCATTGTCACTATTTTGCGAACATCATTATAGATGAAATAAGAAAATTGGTCCCAAATGATTTCCCCATTAACTATTACTTAATCCTTGCGGAAAGACATGATGACGAGGGGGAGACAATAGATGATGTTTTAATTCACGCATATATAAAGATAGGGAATTATTATTTAGATTCAGAAGGTTTCCATACTATAGATGATGTAAATAAAAGAGAACAAGAGTGGGTGGATATAGAAGAAACACTAACACCTGAAGACTATTCCTTTAACTCATACCAAGAAGAAAGTGAGAACATACCCAATTACTTTTTTAATAGATTCTGTAAGAGAGATACAGTAAAGAAAGATATTAAAGATTTTATATCACAACCACAGTTTCAAGACTTTATCACAAAACTACATAACAAAGATAGGTAATGTTAAGATAAGGATTATAGATTAGTGAGAATGTGTAATTAACTCACTCACTCCATGGGTGTCTCCTTCGGGACACCATTCCATTTGTTCATTAATTTCACATTCCCCCGCCCCAATAATAAGAAGTCCCCACCTAAATGACAAGACATAATGAGATGTGATTAGATATCGGTTAATTAGACGATAAAATAGAATATCGTTTATACAAACGATAATGGGGAATATCGTAACGACCCGATATGTTATGGACTTATGTTACATATCATATTGATGAGGTTTCACCTCACTAAGATGATATAAATAATAAGTCCCACTTTTCTCCACTTATGTTGTCTCCACTACAAAAGGACATAGAGTAGTCACCTAACGAGGGGGTTAAATAACAACTCGGTTCTTCGTTGAAGGGGGATAAAATCCCTCTGAAACACTCCCTATGGTCGTTTCCCCGCACCTTATACTTAGTGTTCCTTTATTGTCTGGAAAACGTATATAGTAAAAAAGTGGTCTTCCTGATATCGTCAGGGGGAATAAAATGGTCATTAACATATTACCATAACCATATCTGTGGTAAAAAGTGGGGGAACTTAGTATACAAGTGGGAGGACGAATATGGACGAGGGGATTATCCCCAATCCAACGGTCACCTGACATTTTGACATTTTCAAGTTTTTCCCCCTAAAGTTATTAACAATCCACATTAATTTTCCCCCTCTGACATAGTGTCATGTGGATAACTATATTTACGTGAACAATATTTTTATATGTTCCTAACCATAATTTATTCACTTTACTGTTAAGATGTTTATGATATGTCCATGGAATATGAAATCACACAGGTAGACGACAGAATTAGGGTGACCATCACAAAGGAAGGAAAAGAGGCGGGGTCATTATATTTTGAGAAAGCAAAGAAAGGTTTTACAAATAAACCATTAAGTATGGGGTCTTGGGCATGTATAGATGCAAAGATAGAAGATGACACAATATTCAGTGAAACATTAACCCCCAAAGATATTGTCAATGAGTGTCAAGAATTAATAAAAGAAAATGGATTTTAAGTTATGAGAAGAATTACCCTGTTATTTTTAGAGATACTATATAAGATATATCTTTCAGTTCCAAGTCTATTAATTTGGTACCCCTACTTTTTATGGTTACGTATAAATGACAAATTGTTTACAAAAAAATAATTGTAGGTGGGAGTCTACCCTCTGCGACCCCCAATGTTTGTCGAACCCGTCTCGGACTTAACCACCGACAATACAAAAGTACGGAATAATATTTAATCACACAAACAAATTAGAATATATTTATTGTATATCTTTAAACAATGCCAAAATACACACAAGAAGAATTAGATAATAACTATACGTTTAAGATAATTCAAAAATCCCTTAAACAAGAATTCCCCTTTATTAAGAAGGTATATCTTAGAAACCCCAAAGATTTAGACAAATGGTCCAATAATATATTTGTAGATGTGGACATTAATCCATATGAGATATCAGAAAGATATGGATTTCCTTTGGATGGATTGACAGAACGATACCTAAGACGGGGGCAAGAATATTGGTCACCTCATCTCTCCATGTTCTTTAAGCTCTATACAATTGAAGAACGTAGAATTATTGGAAATATTGTTAATGATACTAATTACCTGATACATTCCATACAAGAGAATGCCGCTATCCCCAACCATCTTAAGTTCTTTAAGAAAGTTAATATAGGTGCTTGGTATGCCAATCCTGATACCGTACCCCATGACATAGTGTCAGGAGGGGAGGGGATATAAAGTTATTAACAATGGCTCCCCCCGGCATGGGGTCATACCCCCCTATGGGTACCCCCTCCCCCCCGTATCCCCCCTTATATACTGTCAAAATGTCAGATTAGGGGGGATAATCCCTTAGATAATGGAAATAAAATTTTGGGAAAAAATTGTTCCCTTTTTCCTCCCCTATATTTATAATGTAAACGAGACGGGTTGAACCGAGATTACCCTTACAACTCGGCGGAATGAGACACGATGTTCTCTGGGTGAAAATCCCCAATCTTACTCATGAGGTAAGATGAAACTACACTCCCCCATTGGTACTAGTGGGGGTTTTTATTTCCTGTAAGTACGTATTCTATATGATGACCCCTTCTTTTAAATTGACCCCTATATGTAAAATAAAATTTTTGGAAATTTTTATGTAAAATGGAACTTTACTAATATGTAAAGTAAAACCCTTATAATATGTAAAGTGGGGATTTATTATAATTAACTGTTGTATTTATCAGTAAAGAATATTATTATGAAGTATATTATAACCGAGTCTCAGTATAAAATTTTGTTGGAGGATGATGACCGTCTGAACAGGATGGTGGAGAAGTATTTGAATACTGTGTTTGACAACTTAACTCAGGTTGATACAAAATTTGGTTCAGCGTATAAGTTTAATGATGACGAGGGGTATGCAATATTGGTATCTAAAACAAGTGACGGAAAACAATTGGCAATTGCATCTCCACTTATTAATAAAGTTACATCAATATTAAATACATTACTTGATTTGGATAGAGTAGGTGTCGTTAAAACCATTGGTAAGTATTGTAGAGAAGTATTGGGAATCAATTATGACTATATTCGAACTTGGCCAATTAAAATACCAGGACCTGATGAAGACGAGGATAATTTTTAATGAAATTAACGTATTTATAATAAACTAAATTAATCCCCCTCCAACAAAGAGGGGTTTTTTGTTTCTTGTATATTTATTGTTGTATGAAAATCATTATCACAGAAAACCAATTTAAATCTTTATTAACGGAATCAATTGCTGATGATTCGGAATTAAGAGATATTATAAAAAATTATGAATCCACTGTTGTTGATTCAAAAGGTAACCATTATGTATTTGATGATAAGGATTCAAAAAACCCAAAAACTTTTATTTCAAATAATAAACTAAAAAAGGGTGGAACATTAACAATTGGGTGGGGACATACAGGTAAAGAAGCGACAATAGGAAATAAGATATTAAATTCAAAGGCAGAAGAGTTATTAACAAAAGATATTATAGAAAAAGAAAATATTGCAAAGAAAGTATTATTTCCAAAATATGATAAGTACCCATTATATATACAAAGGGTATTAGTTAATACCGTGTTTAGGGGGGAGGCAAAAACATCTCACGAATGGGTAAAGGCAATAAATTCAGGTAATTGGAGTTTAGCTGCTAAAAAATATGTGGAAGGATGGAACATTAATTTTTCTCAAGCAAAAGACCCCAAATATAAAGGTGGGGTTGCCAATAGAATGGTAAACAATCAAGAAGCATTTATTAAGTATGGTAATGAATTAAAAACAAAAAAACCTGTTGTTAAAAATTCCAAACCTGAAACCGAAAAACAAAGGTGTTTGAAAATGTTACCAAAGGAGTTGGCCTATAGACCTGAATGTGATAAGTACTTTAAAAGTAATTACAATATGGATTATGGTTATGATTTTCCTGAAATGTTTTATACCGTAAAATCAGGTGATACTCTTTCGGGGATTGCATCAAAATATGGTAAATCTGTTACTGTGGATAAGTTAAGAAAGTTAAATAATTTAACGTCAGATAATATCAAACCTGGACAAAGATTAAAAATAAAATAATAATTAATTCTTCTTTTTAAATTGTGTCCGGAAACGAAACCCGACTTCGTCGGTTTTTCTGAGCGACCGAACCCTTCGGGTCTTTTTCATTCACTAAGTTGTCCATTATAGTTGGTCTCTCAGAAAATGTCGGATATCTAAAAAAAAATTTTTGGAAAAATTTTGAACTATTGTATTATTATTATTACCTTTGTGGTATGAGAATTGATAACTTTTTAAAGAACCTTACTATTGAAGAACTGATTGAGGTACAATCTAAATCTTCGGGTATAATCCATGATTATAAAGATGGATATTTTTATATCTGTGAGGTACGTTCTTATGGACGTAATTGGAAGAATTCGGATATCTACAATACCCATACTCTTCAGGAGTTATGTTACCAATATGGTGGTGACGACGGTATTGTTGATGTATATTCCAATAACCCCGACTTGTCTGGTATTGATAACTATGGTGCCCTTAAGTTTATTCCATCCGTGGAGGACCATAACAAATGGAAGGAATATATGTATCTTAAGAATTCTATTCCCCGACATGAGGTAGAACTTAAAGTGTGGGAAGAACGTGAAAATGTTCCATTCAGACAAAGACCGAGTTTCGCTCCGTTCTATACTCGTGAGGATATTGATGGACAAAAATTAAAGTTGGAAAACTTTGATATGAATTTTGTTGAACCTAAATCTTATATAAGTTATGATGAAGAATAATATTTCTTATTAAAGATATGTCTGAAGTAGACTTAATTGACGAGAATTTATGGGACCATTATAGTGGTCTTCCAAATCCTGCGTGGTATCAATATAAAAAAAAATTAAACAATGAGGAGGAAGATACGGATAGTAGTATTGATTTGGGAGTTATTGATGAAGAGGTTTAAACGTAAAAGAAAAAGTATATGGGACTTATGATTATTTTTTATAATCTGTAAAATAAAATCCTTATAATTTGAAAAAATGAAAAATTCTATTATCTTTGTTGTATGAAAAATCTTATTACATATTATTGTCGTTTTCTATATGACATTTTTTGGGCTCAAATCCTTATTGTATGGTCAATTAAATCGTTTAACGACCAATCTATTTTTATGTTTATTTTGTTTATCACCTTTTTCTTTTGGGGACTTGAAGACCTTATCACGAGACACTCCAACTTTATGAAATATTATCCGTATTTTGACCATAAGTGGGATAGGCTTAGTTTTTAGTAAGAGTGGGGGTTTTTTTATGTTAACCAAAAGTTAAGGGTATTAGGGTTTCGTTAAATTGTGGTAAGTGAATTAATTTAACCTATTTGTTGGACTATATATTTGTGTAATAAAAATAAAAAAATAAAATATGAAAAAAATTTACACAAGTATCTTAATGTTAATGTTTGTTTTTACAACAAACGCACAAAGTCAGTTTTGGACTGAGACTGATTATAAGGGAGCATTTCCTGTAACAGACAATACACCACAAACAGATTGGACTTATGGGTGGTCTAATTTTGAACCAGAAAATACAAATTACCCAACAACACAAACAACCGTTAGTACGGACATTACAACAAACACAACTTGGTCAGGAGTAATCAAACTTCAAAACAAGGTTTATGTTAAAAACGGAGCAACTCTTACTATTTTACCGGGAACAATTATCAGAGGTGACTACGCAACACAAGGAACTTTGATTGTTACAAGAGGTTCTAAACTTATCGCTGACGGAGAACAATTTAACCCAATTGTTTTTACATCTAACAATCCAATTCAACAAAGAACTGGTGGTGATTGGGGTGGTGTTATTATCTTGGGTAATGCTATTAACAACCAACCTGGCGGTGTTGCAAATATCGAAGGACTTACAGCAACAAACTTTACGCAACACGGAGGCACTAACGATAACGATGACTCAGGTGTAATTAGATTTGTACGTATTGAGTTTGCGGGTATTCCACTTGAACCAAACAAAGAGATAAATGGTATTACTTTTGGTTCTGTAGGTAATCAAACGTTGGTTGATTACATACAAGTAAGTTACTCTGGTGACGACTCTTTTGAGTGGTTTGGAGGAACTGTAAATTGTAAACACTTAATTGCATATTCATCAATTGATGATGACTTTGATACTGACTTTGGATACAGAGGTAATGTTCAATTTGGTTTGTCGATTAGAAATGAAAATTTGTCAGACGCTCCTGGCGACTCAAATTGTTTTGAATCGGATAATGACTCACAAGGTAGTGCGGCACAACCATTGACGGCACCTATTTTTTCTAACTTCACAATAATTGGGGCTAAAGCTAACGGGACGGTTTCCCTACCAATTGGTGAAAAATTTGAAAAGGCTTTCAGATTAAGAAGAAATACCGCAACTTCTGTTTTCAACACTATTGTTACTGGATGGGAAAAAGGATTATCCATTGAAGGTCTACCTGTAGAAGATAATATTTTAGGAGACACAATGCATTTCCACAGTAACATTCTTTCTAACTTTAACCCTGGTACTGTATGTATTACAATAACACCTGGATTATTATCATCGTATTTCTCACAAAACGCAAATGACTCAGTTTCAACACATTCAAACATCAATTGGGTAACACCATTTGTTCCACTTGGATTGACTCCTGACTATAGATTACAAGAAGGTTCAACAGCTGCGGTTGGAGCAAGTTTTCCACAAGGAGTATTTGGTGATTTAGCATCGGTAAAAGAAAAATCAGATGACTTTATAATCTACCCAAACCCTGCAAGTGATGTGGTTTATGTTAGTAAAAAATCATACATGGAGATAATCAACCAAAATGGTCAAGTAATCAATACTGTAAATGGTTATGAGATTAATTTAAGAAACATACCTTCAGGTATGTACTTTTTAAGAGTAAATAAAGTGAAAACTAAAAAATTAATAATTAAGAAATGATATATCTTTGGTTATTGTTAGGTATAATGTTACTTTTTATAATAAATAAGGATAGAAAAGATTATTTTAAATGGTCTGAAAAATAAAATGAACCCCATCTTTAACAGGTGGGGTTTTTTTTTGAACATAGAAGTATTTATTAATAAAGAAAATATTATGTCAAGAATTATAAGATTAACTGAGAGAGATTTAACAAGATTAGTTAAAAAAACAATTATGGAACTTGATAGGTCAACGTATGATAGAGCTGCAGATGTTGCGGGTGAAAAAGGATATAATAAATTGTCCGATAGATTTCGTGAACACGGAAAAGAATTTGGTTTAAATCAAGGAAAAACTGAGATTTTAATGGTGGCAGATATGGGAGGAGGTAATACGGGAACTTATCGAATAAGAATTACTAACATCAAAGATGTTTCTCACTATGACATTGATTCTGATGATGTTGAGATAACTTTAAAAACAGAAGATATGGTTGTCGGAGAAGAAAAAACCATTATGATAAACAAAAGGTCAGATAAATTAAAAATTTATATGCCTGGTATTCAATCAATGGCTTTACCGAAGACAAGAAAAGATGCAAACAAACTTTTAAACTACCTTGGAGACAATGATATTGATGTAAGTAATATTGACCCAAGAGCAATATCATATGAGGACAGTAACTTTTAAATAATAAAGGAATTAATATAAGAACCCCATTCTCTAATACAGGTGGGGTTTCTTTTTAGAATATAGAAGTATTTATTAATAAATTAAAATATTATGGCAAGAATTGTAAGATTAACAGAAAGAGATTTGTCTAGAATCGTTAGACAAGTTATTAGAGAATCATTATGTGATAAATTCGTAAAAGTGAGTAAATTAGACTTCGATGATGATGTTAAAAATATGGTATTTGGTAAAGATGGTGATACCGATGAAGCAAAAAGCACAGTATCAAGAAGTAAAACCATTTACAGATTCTTGGGTACTACATCAGACGCCAATAAAAATTTAAATTGTATTGGTTTAACAATGGGTAAAAGTAATTATGATTATTATGTCCCTAAAAATCAAAATTATTTTTATATAGGGATTTATTAATTAAATTAACCACCCAATCTTTTAATTAAGAGTGGGGTTTTCTTTTTTGAACATAGAAGTATTTATTAATAAATTAAAATATTATGGCAAGAATTATAAGATTAACTGAACAAGATTTAGCTCGCATCGTTAGAAGAGTTATTAAAGAAAACGAAGATGAATATGAAGATTACACCTCTATGGACGATACCTCTATGGATGAACATATCAATTTTGATATTAAAACAACAGATTGTGAAGGTTCTAGTCTTGGTAATATGTCTTCAATGGGCGTTGATGAGGATGAGGACGGAAACATTGTTGTATTTATCAGATATTGTAAAGGTGACGACGAGGAATTAGAATATCTTAAAAGAAAGGCTAGATTGGAAATTAAATCAAATTATGGGTTAGGTAACATTATTGAAAATGACCTTGGACTTCCTCACCCAAATAAAACTGTATATAAAGAATTGTTTAATAGTAAACTATCAGAGGCAATCTCCGAAGTGGGTACAGACTCCGAAGCAATATATGACAGTCTATGTTTAAAACTTGATGATATTATGGAGAATTGGAGATATGAATCAGGTGACGGTGGGAGACACACATGGGGGGATGACGAAAATTAAATTAAAATATTATGTCAAGAATTGTAAGATTAACTGAAAGAGATTTAACAAGAATTGTTAAAAGAACTATTATGGAAATGGATAGAAGTGACCGCGAAAGAAACTATATTGAAGGTCCGTATAGTATGGGGAATGCCAACTATGAAAAAAATCATGAAAAATTTAATAAAGAAATGAGACAAAAAGATGAGGAAAGAAAGTTTCATGTCCCAGTGTATGATACAAGTTCTAGTAGTGGGTGGAATGATAAAACATTAAGAGCTTGGGTGGAAGAAAATTATGGTGTGAAATTACCTGACGATTTAAGGATGTATCCAGGTATTGTATCTAATTGGTTAAAAGAAAAAGGATACGAAAGATTATAATAAACAAATCAATATTTAAACTTAACCCCATTCTCTAATACAGGTGGGGTTTTTTGTTTTATATCATATTTATTTATATGAAGGAAACCAATATGATACCTCAGATAACCAAGTTATTAAAGAATTTTATTTTTAATGATTTTAATTTGGACTTTAATATTAGTATTTCACCAAATCGTCATAGTAATTATCTCTTAACGGTTTATCTTGACCCTGAGGTTATGTGTATGTCGGGGGATAAGTATAATCCTGATTCAGACTCATTCTTATATAAATTGGGGGAAAATATTGATGAAGTATTACCTTATATTGGTTTGACCGATGAAGACCTTATTTTACAATATAAGTTTCTAAATGAAGAAAAATTTTCAAATAAACTTAGGGGTATGATTAATGGGATTCTCCCCACCTTATATAATAGAATTGAAGGCTTGCCCAAATTGCATAGTATTAATGTGGGCCAACGTTGGGAGCATTACGAGTTTGAGATGAACTTTAAATTTTATGAGGCTCCAAAGATGGGTAAAATAAGTAAGCTGTATGAATACATCCACGAATTACTTCCAACATTTAGTGATGTATATATGGATTTTGGTGTAGAATAGTAAGTATCCAACATTGAACACATTGTCAATAAAATCGTTAGCGATATTTTATCAAAAAATTAATTTGACTTATTAAATAATTTATTTTATAATTTGTCATATGAAAAAATATCTTACATTTAAAAACTTGGGGTGGTTGTTAACCGTCTTGGTTACGTTTATGTTAGGGATGTCTTCAGTTTCCAAAATTATTGGAACAGAAGAAATGGTTAAGAACTTCACATTTATGAATCTTCTTCCTTATCTTGCTTTGCTTGGTGTGGTTGAACTTGCTGGTGTGATATTATTTATCATCCCGAAAACGTCTAAGTATGGGGCCGTATTGCTTTCATCTTATTTATCAGGCGCCGTGGCTATCCACATGGCAATGATGGGTGGGGTTGGAGTAATGGTACCTCTCACTCTAGGTTTGGCAGTATGGGGAGCATATTATTTGAGAAGTTGTAGTACCAAGTAATAAAACCATATAATTAATTCCCCCATTCCCAATAAGAGTGGGGTTTTTGTTTTATAAAGTATTTATTAATATAATAAGATTTACGGTATATTTGTAAAATTTAAAATAATTTACTATCTTTGTCTTTATATAAAAACCCACTGTAATGAAAGATATGTCTCAAAAAAACAAAAAATTTAGATTGCCACGAAAGATTAAAAAGAAATTAAAAAGTGATTTATTTACTTATCCAAAAAGTGAAAGAAATACTTACTTAATTGCTTGGCCATATAAATATGAAAAAGATTATGTTGCATACAAAAAAGGATTATTAAGAGGACTTAAAGAGGAATCAAGAAAATTTATTGTAGAGTAACGATTTACCGAGAGTCACAACAGATGAACCAGTCGAAAAATTCGACCGGTTGATGGGTAAGTTATACAATGTAAAATAAACCCCTTATTTTAATTTTGTATTATATTTATATTCAATAAACATATATTTTTATAATTTAATAATGAGTTCTCCCTACCAAAACGCCAGAGCACCAACAGAGATTAGTAATTTTCCTGATAAATTATTGGTAAGATTAATAATATTAATTTACGAAAAATTTGAAGAAATCGATATTGAGGAAATTGATATATCCGAGATTATTAATAATCTTGATTTGGTTAACCCAGCTTTGAGATATTTTGGAATTAGTAACCCCAATTTTAACGATTATAGTTATTTATGTGAATTAGTAAATTTAAATGTTAATCCTGAGATTCCAATTGAAAGACCAAAACTTAAAATATTAAAGGTACTTCATACTGAAGACTATCGTGAATCTGGAACAAGGTATTATGAAACAATAATACCTTCTTATTGTGTGTTAAATGACGATAATTTATCTGATATGAGAGAAGATGAATTTTATCTGTATTGGGAAGGAAAACAATTGGATAATGAGGTTTACGATAGTGAAACAGATGATGATAGGGTTGTAGAAATAACTGTAGTTGGAACTGAAAAATAATATGAAATATACCATCAACGAATCTAAATTTAAAAAAGTAGTCATTGATTATCTTAATGAACTATTTCCTGAAGATGAACTTCATTGGACTCACCCATTGGATGATTTTTACAATGAGGATGATAATGCATTACGAGCATATCTTGGTGATTCTGAGGATGAAAATGATTGTTTTTGGTGGTATGGACCTGAATGGTTTAATGATGATGATGAAAACCTTACAAAAGATAGGGCACCCATTGTTGAGATTGAAAACAAATACTTACTGTCATTAAATGGATATTTTGGTGATAAATGGCACGAAATATTTAAGGAGTGGTTTACTGAAAGGTTTGGCGTATCTGTGAAAACCATTGAATAATCTGTAAAGTATCTGACACATGAATTATATTATTACTGAAAGTAAACTTGATAACATTATTGATAATTTCATTACAACTCAATTTGGTAAATTACATCATCAATTAGACGGTGATAAATTTACGTTAGTTAATGATAATGGTGACACCATATTTATTGTTATTCTTACTGATTATGGTCAAGGGTATTATGCTTATGTGTTAGACGAAGCTTATGCTAGTACAATCAACATGTTCTCTATGGTAGGATTTAAAGATATTCAGTCCGCGTTATCTAGATGGCTTTATAAACATTACAACTTACCTGTGAAAGAATCAAGAATCACCACATTTTCCAGAGGTGAAGAAGAATATGCATACTAATTGATTTCATTGCAACTTTTAAAACAAGGTAAGGAGAATAAATTTATTTTTTTAACCAGAACGAGAAAACATTCGGTTTTTTTTATATTTATAATAAACAAAATTAATTATGGGAAAAGGTGCACAAACACGTAGAGCAGACAGAGAAACCGCTAGAGAAGAGAAAAAAACTGATATTCAGGATGGAGAATCTAGAAAAGAAGCAAGAGAAGATAAACATGAAACAAAGGCTCAAGATAGAACAGACTGGGATGGTGATGATGATAGTATTGGACAATCTATTTCAGCTGCAGCGTCAGATGTTGGAAATGAAATAATCGATAACCCAGAACTTGGTTTGTTGTAATATTTAATTAAAATACTATGTCAAGAATTATAAGATTAACGGAATCAGATTTAACTAGAATTGTTAGACGAGTTCTAAGTGAAGAAAAAAATAATATAAATGAGGGAGCTGTCATTAATGGTATTACCATTAATTCATCACCAGATGGTATGTTAAATGCGAAAAGTGTAAAAAACTTTTTAAATAATTATAAAGTAAGTGTTAACTGTGGTAAGAATGTTTTTGGAAAATTTATCTCAGCATATAAAGGACCTGTGGTGATATCAAAATTATGGAACAATAAAACAGATGGTGGTATTGCGGGAGTGGATAATACAAAGAAAGTATTTACTATCCCGTTAGACCAATCTAAAAGATTGGCGGGAGAAATGAAAGCCGGAAATGCAAAAATAGTTGCACAAGGTGAGGGAGAAATTGCAGGAATTAGTGGTGTATGTTATGTAACATTAAATAAAAGAAGTTAATAAAATCATATAATTTAAATTAATTTCCCCATCTTTCTAATAAGAGTGGGGTTTTTTATTTCATTTTATTTTTTTATATTTATAAAAACTTTTGAACATGTTGTATAGACTACGATATAAATTATTAAAATACATTTTAAGAAACAAATTATGGAAATAGGAAAAATGACCCTTAATGAGGCTTACCCATACCTTAAATCGATTGCTGTTGCCTATGGGTTGAAGTTAAATCGTGTTAAAGATTTTAAATTTGCAAGAGTTATATTGGCAAACCTTTATAGTAAAGAATTGGTTTAATATAATATGATACCTTTTATTTTAAATTTTGTGATGTGTGTTTCTCAGATTTTATTAGTTTTATTTTTTGGGGACAACATGAATTCATTAATGATTTTTGGTTGTCTTGGAATATCATTTGGAACAGGGTTAACTGCCATTGTCGAATTTTTAAACTTGATGGATAAACGGGACATTTAATATGTAAAGAACAGAATCAAGGTCAATCTGTAAAAGCATAACCCCGACAAATATATTTTACATGACAACACCCACAAAGGTGTTGTTTTTTTGTTCTATGTTATATTTATTAATAAATTAAAATACTATGAAAAGAACTGTAAGATTAACAGAAAGAGATTTAACACGATTGGTTAGACGAGTAATTAAAGAAGACCAAGAAAGATTCACACTTAATGATGTTCAGGATGGAACGTGTGGAACTAGTGGAACATGGGAAGTTAGAAACGGTTCATTAATATTAACCGATTGTAATATGAATGGTACTATGATTGACGCACAAATAACAATATAAACACTATGGCAAGAATTATAAGATTAACAGAGAGAGATTTGGTGAGAATTGCCAAAACAATAATAACTGAAAAAGAAAAAGAAAAAGGACTTATTCGAGGTTCTTTTGATAATTTTAAAAAAGCGGTTAATGCATCAAAAAATTTCTTTAAAAATGAAGTTTTTAGTGATTTAACTGACGCAGAACTATCAAAGATACTTAAAAAATCTAAAGAGGTTAATCTTGAAAAGATAATAAATAAATTAGACGACGAAGAATCAAAATTAGTGGACGAAGGTTATCTAAATGAAGGTATTATCAGTAGAGTTAAAGATTTTATCTCAAATCTTGGAATTTATGCTGGAGGATTGGCAAGTGCAACAGGATTAATTAGTATTGCCGGTGAAGTATCAGGTTGGAGTCAGAGTGAATTTTTCACTAAAATACATGAGATAAACGAACAATACATGGGTTTGGGTCGTGGTAATGCTGGTATGGCGTTATTAGTAATGGTTCTTGGTATTATATTGGCTTGTTTTTCTTATTCAAAAAGAGAAACAAATAGAGAAAGAAGTAAATCGTAATATAATACTAACTAATTTAAACCCCCTTTCATTTGATTGGGGGTTTTTTGTTTTTAATAAACTCATCCAAGAAAACAATTACTTGTTCAATTTCTTCTCTGTCCTCATCATTAACTAGTTTAAATTTTTTATTTAATATAAGGTATTTCCAAAAGAAAAAATAATGAAAAATAACAAACAATGATGAAGTTAAAATATTTGCCTCATTAAAAAGGAAAACAAAAAACCCTAACACAAAAAAAGTAAAAAAAAAGTTTACATTATCTAAATTCGTATATGATAAAAAACGATAAATCATACGTACACTTTTTAATTTAATAAGGGAACAGTTTTTAAATTCACTTGCTTCTTTTTTTGCCTTTAACATAATTTCTATTTTTTTTAGTTTAACTTATTACAAATGTACTAAGTTTAATTCAAACAAAAAAATATTTTTAACTATATAAATGACAATTTTTGTAAAAAAAAATAATATTAATGGATAGAATAAAAATAAATTAGTATATTTGTAGAAGTATTAATTAAAACAAAAAAAAATAAAAATGGGAAAAGGTTCAACAAGAGGTCGTTACATTTGTAAAGTTGGTTATTTAGATGTTTATGCCGTGGATGTTATGAGAAAACAACCAGGTAGAGGAGACAAAAAAGAGGTGGGGTCTACAGTTTATAATATTTATCATTCTAAAAAATTGATTGATAAAGGATTTAAGACTAAAGATATCGCAGTTGAAAGGGCCAAAGAATTGGGTGTTATAAAGTCATAGTTATTTTGGACACATATATAATATATTGTATTATATTCTTATTTTTAGTTTTAATTATTTTAACTTCAAACTTCTCTAAACTAATTATTTTTAATATATTACTTCTTATTGTTATTTGGTACGATACGACTAAGGACATTAAAATAAAAAAATAAAATTAACCTCCACTTCCTTTATCAGGTGGAGGTTTTTATTTTATGTAATATTTATTAATAAATTAGAATATGTGTTATACAAAAGAACAAATCAAAACGGCAGTAAAATCAAAAGGATATAAATGGTTTGAGGACGCATCAAATAAAACTTACGATGTAAATATAGTGGGTGTAAGAAATAACACACCTGGTATATATAAAAAAGTGACTAATGTCTTTGATGATTGTTTAACAGTATCTTTTAAAGACGATAAATTAGTAGAACAATTTTATTGTTGGAAAGCAACCTGTGACCCAGGAAAAAAAGGAGTTGAACAATTCCATAATAAAAATGGTGTTGCAAGATTAGTGCCGGGACAATATAGAGGGGCATACGCATTATCCTTACATCAAGGAAAATATGAGGCGGTTTGTCAAAGATTACAAGAAGTTACTGTGTGGAGAGATGACAATAAAGATTTAACTTTTGATGAAGTTAAACAAGATACGGGAATGTTTGGTATTAATATACATAAATCTGGTGTTGATTCTACTTGGGTAGAAAATTGGTCAGAAGGTTGTCAGGTGTTTAAACGAGTAAAAGATTTTAATGAATTTATGTCTATTTGTAAAAAAGCTGCTAAAGTACACGGTAATCATTTTACCTACACATTAATTGAAAGTTCAGATATTAAACAATAAAAAAATATTTTTAACTATTTTAAACCCCATCCATAATAGGTGGGGTTTTTTGTTTTATAGAGTATTTATCATTATATGAAATACGTTATTACTGAATCACAATATAAAACTTTAATTGGGGAAGATGAAAATATTGAACCATCCAAGACCGCGGCAAAAAACATTTGTGACAGTGAAAAATTTTGTAAATCTCAAGGTAAAATTACTTTTGGTCAGTTAAAAGCATTAGTTCAAGAATCATCTAAAAATAGAATATATAAACATGTTGGTGAGGGTGGATTTAAAGCAACAATTAGATTAATTCCATTTTTTCTACCACAATTAATGATTCCTGGTATTATTGCGGGTGTTGCAAGAGCAATTAATAAAATATTAAAACCAAGTTTAACAGAAACTGAAAGTTATAAAACGTTTTGGGGTAAGGCAATTCTAAATTCATTTAAAATTGTTGAAGGTGAAATTAATTTTGATGACCCATTCTCAAAAATATTCTTTATATCAGATGGTTTAATGACCATGTTGGATGATAAATATAAAATTAAATTTGCTAGACATATTGCCAATTTGGCGGATAGTATGCCAAACAATCAGGAAGTTCCTGAATACTTTGTTGAAAATGAGTTAAGAAAATGGGTTAATGATAAATTTATATTGGACCCACCAATTCCACCAAAAACATCTGACAATAAATTATCACCAATAGATGTTGATGACACTGAGAAAACTATAACAGAACAAAAGGTAAGTAAAAAAGAATTATTTCAGGAAATTATTGATGATAATTTAGAATACATCAAAAAATATTGTAATGAACTTAATGCCGATAACTACGCAAGCCATATTAGTTTTAGTACTTGTGATTATGTGGACATAATTGATGGTATAAGTGTTGATGAGGTGGTTATGATTTCAGGAACAAGAACTGACATGGAACAAAAAATGTATGATACAACACCTGGAATTTATCTTAAATTAACGATAAATTTACATTCGGCAACTAAAATGTCTGATTTTGATGAGTTAATTTACGACTTAAAACATATATTAAGAAAATCAACAGGATTATTGGTCGTATTTGATTACAGAATCAATAATACATTTACGGATTAAACTATACCCAATAACAATTTGGGTATTTTTACTATTTATTATTATGAATAAAAGACAAACTTTTAATGATTTACTTATGAAGATAACTTCATGTAATACTCAGCATGAACTTAAGGGAATTATTAAAGATATTAATCATTTTATTGAGGATTATTCTATTTATGGTGATTCTAACGAGTATAAAAAACTTAATAACTCTGTTGGAATTATGAAGATGAAATTGAAACGTGATTTTAAAATTGAAGAATCAATTATTAGTACAATTACGGAAGATGTTGACATATCAGGATATAGTGATGAAGATTTTTTGGAAGTTTTTGTCATGGAATTTAGAACTTGGATAAAAAAAAATCATGGTGATGAAATTGGTGAATATCCTATGTCCTTATTAGTTAAAAAATATATCAAAGAATTCGGTACGGAATACGAAGTTTCTGATTATGATATTAGATATAATAATACATTAACTCAAATGACAAATATTGGTCGTGTGTTAGTTAAGAAAGAAGTTAGAAAATTACCATCTCTTAAAAA